CACCTTCATGAAACTGCATGTTCCATTGAAAGTACGCTTCTCCTAAAGGTCTTAATAAAAAATCATCAAGATTTTTAACAACAGTTTTTATATTTAAACTAGCTGCTCCAAGTAACATAGACATACCAGAAGCAGTCCTTGTCATACTTTGCACACCAGTTTGTCCATGAGAATAGCTAGGTAAACCTGTTTGTTCATCAGCAAGTTGTCTAAACTTATCAAACATCATCAAGTTTTCAGTTGATGTATTTGGAAACTTTAAACCATGTATAGCTTGACCCGGCATACCAGCTTGTCTTCTAAATATCTTACCCGGATATATTTCCATGTTTTGTCCTGCTACTAAAGCAGACTCATCCACATCAAATACTAATGAACCTGACATCGCTAAGTTATCAATAGCCATTCTTGCATGACCATTCATAATTTGTTGACTGTCATCCATATTCTCTGCTATACCAATACCAAAGAAGTTATATGGATTTCTTTCGTATGGAAAAGCATGATAAGGTAATCTATGTGGAGTAAATGGATTTACTACAGCTCGTAAAACTACATCACCACACATCCAGATATTTACTTGGACTTCATCTAAATCATCAATAGAATCATCTAATTCTATTTCTGCTGCTCTTGCGTAATCGGCATCCATAATACCCCAGTACTCAAGAACTTCATAATTAGAGCCAACATCTTCATCGGCTCTTCTATCATCTCTTAGTTGAGATTCAAAATCTTTTTCAACATAGTTTGCACCTTTTTGCAAACACTCTCTTATCTTATCTTCATCAAAGTAAGGCATATGTCTTAGTTGCCTTAATTGACTTCTATTCATTTTATGTCTGTGAAAAACATATTCACATTCATCTATGTTTGTTGCATCTGGGTCAGGATAAAAATCCCAACAACTTACAAACTCTATTCTAGGAACTCTAACTTCTAAAGGATTATATGTTCTTCCTTCTGCACCTTTATCCCACTTGTGTAATTTTTTATTAAAATTAAAAGGTCCTTTTATAATACCAGTACCAAGTAAAGCAGATTCTAATAAAGCATTCCTCATTTCAGAAGAGCCATTAGACTCTTCAATTTGGTCATGTATAAGTTTCTCCATTCTTCTTGCAGCTCTTTGTGCTGGAGATAACTCTATAGCTTGTGGATTTGGACTAGCTCCATCTACTAGCATAGGGTCTACTTCATCTTCTATACTTTCAGCGTATTGACCTTTAAAATAACTTTTACCCGGTTCTAATACTCTGCCATCACCTTCGTATCCTACATCATAGTAATCATCTATTCTATTTCCTATGTCATCTGGTATTGATGATTCTATACCTTGTTGAGGATTATTAATATCTAAATGAGCTATATCAGTCTCACCTTCTGGTACTTTTGTTTCTTGTACTCCAATAGGAAACTTACCTGTACCAAAGATAACATCTACTAATTGACCAAAAGCTGCTAATACTTTTGTTTTAGTTATCTTAACAAATACTCTAGATTTTTCAGATTCTCTAAACTTTACATTTTTACCATACAAACCACGATAGTTTTCGTATGCTTTTATCCACCTTTTTTCATCAGTATCTCTAGCCATTTCAGCTAAAGCATATCTACCTTTAATTATACCAATAAGATTTTGAGTCTGAGAATCTTCTAAGCTTAAAGTTTTACCAGCTTCTCCCTCTACATCTTCGTAGAGATTATCAGCATTTAAAAATGTATTGTCTTCCATATCAATATCCAAAAGTTGAATCAGATGGATTAAACATTTCTCGTTTCAATCCTCTAATTCTTTCTAATGGGCTAACCACTCGTGGTCTACTCATTATCATATATCTAAGAGCATCATAAGCATGGTCCGAAGCATGTGTATCTACATCCTCCGGATTATTCTTAGATAGCGGTATTGACTGTAGTTCTCTTATTAAATTAGGGCAAGTATTAAAAATTTGTAATCTTGGTCTACCGGTATCTCTTATTTTTAAAAACTCGTGTATTTGTACTTTACCCTGTATTCTATTCTTATCAGCTCTTCTTAACTTATGTCCAGCTCTTACTAAACTCTCACCAACAGTCGGTCCTGTCGTTCCAGTATTAGCCCATGCTGCAGTATCTAAGACCCCACCAACCGAAAAAGGGTCTTCTGTTTCCATATCTGTTATTATAGAGGCTAATTCTTCTCCTGTCAAGCCTTTTCTATATAATTCTCTGTATATTATTAATGTGCCATCATTTATATCTATAGCTCCCCATAAACAACAAGACTCTGATGCGTACCCATAGTCAATACCTTTTGTCCTTTCCCAATGCAAAGGTAAAGCAAATGGAGCTATTACATGTTGTTTTATATCAAACTCTGTAAAGGCTGCACCTTCTGCTACATCCCAGTTACCTTCTAATAATTGTTGTCTTTGAGTAGGAGGCAAAGATTTTAACATCTGTTCATAAACACCATCTTCTGCTAAGTATGGATTATCAGCTAATTTAGCTGGTATAAACTTTCTTGTTAATCCATCACCACCTAAAAAACTTTGATTATAATCAGAAGGCTCTATATATCTTTTCTTTACCCAATGAGAGCCTA